GGACTGGTAAGGCTTGCGGTAGGAAAAAGGGAGAAAAGCGTGGCACACCTTATTGTAGACCTAGTAAACGTATATCTTCCAAAACACCTAAAACTGCTTCAGAAATGACAACATCAGAAAAAAGAAAACGCATATCTCAAAAGAAAAGATTAGGTCAACCAGCTGGAAAGCCTAGAAGAGTAGAGGCAGCTAGGCGAAAAAAGAAAAAGTAATGGATGAATACATAAATGTTGAAGACAAAATTTGTGAAGAAATACGTCTGTGGTCACAACATGCACTAGAAATACCTAATAAAAATTACAATAATTTACCTTCTTGTCCTTTTGCCAAAAGTGCATGGGCTAACGATAAAGTTACTTTTGCTTTTAAAAATTTATCAAATAATGATTTAATATATTCATTAGTAAACTATTTTAATGATAACAAAGACTTAATAATAATTGTTGATATAAATTATCAAAACAATCAAGATTTCCATAACAATTTAAATGAACTTAACGAAAAAATAAGCAAAGGTTTGTTTAAGCAAAAAGATATTTGGTTAATGGGATTCCATCCAGATGATGATGTTAATGATCTAATTGATGATGGTTCTTTTGAAGAAATTGTTGAAAAAGAATATGCTTTGATATTTGTACAAAGATTAAGTAAGCTTCAAGAAAGTGCAAATAAATTGAAGAAACTTGGTTATTATGATAAATATTATAATGAGTATAATGTTGAAGACATTTATGAGCAACGTGAAAACTACTACAGGAGACTAAAATGGCAATGAGTCCAAGGAAAATGATGGCATCTAACATTAAAAAGATGAGAGGTGGCGGAATGGCTAAGAAAATGAGAGCTGGTGGCATGGCTAAAAAAATGCGTGGTGGTGGCATGGCTAAGAAAATGAAAAAAGGTGGTAAAGCTTAATGGCTACATCAAGCTCAACAGATTTTGAATTAGATGTAGCAGAATACATCGAAGAAGCTTTTGAGCGATGTGGTCTTGAAGTAAGAACTGGATACGACCTTCAAACTGCAAGAAGATCCATGAATATTATGTTAGCAGAGTGGGCTAACAGAGGATTAAATCAGTGGACAATTGAACAAAGAACACAAACAGTTACTATAAACGATTCAGAGTATAGCTTAAACGCAGATGTCATTGATATTTTGTCTTTGGTAGTGAGAAGAAGTGGTACTGACTTTTCAATGACAAGAATTAGTAGAGACACTTTTTTAAATTTGCCAAACAAAACTTCAACTGGTAGACCTACTCAATATTTTTTAGATAGACAAATTACACCAAATTTAAAGTTGTATCCAACACCAGAGAACAGCACAGATGTAATAGTTTACGATGCTCTAACACGCATACAAGACGCAGATAGTGCTACTAACACAATGGAAATACCTTTTAGGTTTTATCCATGTCTTACTGCTGGTTTAGCTTATTATATAGCTATGAAAAAAGCACCTGATAGAATACAATTATTGAAAACAGTATATGAAGAAGAATTTGAAAGAGCTATGGCAGAAGATAGAGATAGATCTGCTTTTAATGTCGCTCCAAAGTTAGATTATTATAGAGTTGGTTAATGGCTTTTGCTAGTGGTAAATATGCTTATAGAATTTCAGATAGGTCTGGATTTAGATATCGTTTGAAAGATACAAGAAAAGAATGGAATGGATCTATTGTAGGCAAAGATGAATATGAAGAAAAGCACCCACAATTAGAGCCTATTAGAACAAGACCTGATCCAGAAGCTATAAGGGATGCAAGACCAGATGTACAAGATGACAACAAGAAATTCATTGTATATACTAATACTGGTTTAGGGAACATAGGAAGTTTGCTTACAACATTTAGTGCAACGGCTTCAGTTGGAACAGTTACAGTGAGCACATCATGAGTTTTACATACACAACATTAACGGCATCAATCCAAGAGTGGACACAGAATGATGAGTCTACATTTGTAGCAGAGATACCTTTTTTCATTCAAAATGCCGAAGAAAGAATATTTAAAGTAGTTGATTTAGACTATTTTAGAAAAAATGTAACTGGATCTATGACAAGTGATAATAAATTTTTACAAAAGCCAAGTGATTATTTGGCTAGTTTTTCGTTATCATATGTAAATGCCAGTAATCAGAATGTTTTTTTATTACAGAAAGATGTAAATTATATTCAAGAATTTAATCCAAATCCTAGTGATACTGGAAGCCCAAGATTTTATGCTTCTTTTGATGTTGATAATTTTATTGTGGCTCCCACTCCAAATTCAGACTATGCAGTAGAGTTGCATTATTTTTACAGACCAGCTTCCTTAACAACAGTTGATTCTGGAACAACTTGGATAAGCGAAAATGCACCAGATGCATTATTGTATGCAAGCTTGGTGGAGGCTTACACTTTTATGAAAGGTGAATCAGATTTAATACAACTTTATACTGCAAGATTTACAGAATCTATTAGTAGACTTAAATTATATGCTGAAGGTCAAGAAAACACTGATGCTTATAGGGAGGGACTAGTAAGAACCCCAAGACAATAGAAGGTAGCAAATATGAAAAAAAAGAATATCGCCATTGTCGCTTTAGGCAATAGTTGTGCCGAATATATGATGGCTAAAATCAGAAGCGAAAAATTTGATGAAACATGGGCAATTAACTCCATGTCATCTGTAATATACCATGATAAAGTGTTTATGATGGATCCACCATCAAGATTTCTCGACACACCAAATGCAGGAAAGCAAACTGACATAATGTCAGAAAGATTACAGGCAAAATTAAATATACCCATATTCTCTTGTACTACAGACGATAGATGTCCTGATGTTGTGGAATATCCATTACAAGAAGTTTTGCAAAAGACAGGATACGCTTATCTCAATAACACTGTGGCTTATGCAATAGCTTATGCAGTAGCACAAAAAGTTGGCTCTTTGCACTTATATGGAATTGATTTTACTCACAATAACGTAGCTTTTGCCGAAGCTGGAAGAGGTTGTTGTGAATTTTGGTTGGCTATTGCAACAACCAAAGGAATTAAAATTAATATAGCACATAACTCTTCCTTATTAGATATGAATGTGCCAGAAGATCAAAAGCTTTATGGATATCATAGACTTGAAGATCCTTTTGTTTCTACAACAACACAAGGTAATATGTTAATTACCAGAAAATCAAAATTAGAACCACCAAACCCAATTGATTTAAAACCTAACTTAATAGGTAGAGAAGATATTCCAGGTTTAAGTTACGAGGAGAGTAAAAATGTTTAATGTAGGAGTATCCCAGGCGGGAAAAGTAAATGTTATGACATCAGATAAAGGTGGATTAAGTAATGAACAGATAGCAGATTTAGCAGTTGATAAAATAGTTAGCATATCTGATCAGGCACCTCCACATGTAAGACAGCAAGCTAATCAATTTAGAGAACATCTTAAAAAAGTATTGTATCATTATCTACTATTGGCAAGAAAGGAAGAACGTGGTACTATTATTCAAGCCTTGAGATCAAGTGGTCAAAAGGAAACGGCTGAATATATAAGGAGACTCTAAATATGGCTATAGCACAAGCAATGTGTACTTCCTTCAAGCAAGAGTTGTTAGAGGGTGTACACAATTTTAAAAACTCAGGTGGAGACACCTTTAAGTTAGCATTATATGCAGAAGGTGGTGGAGGTAAATCTGGCACAACTGCAACTCTTGGTGCTGCTACAACCGCTTTTACTACTACTGGAGAAGTGGCAAATAGTGGTTCTTATAGCTCTGGTGGCGGAACTTTAACAAGAGTAGACCCAACCACATCTGGAACTACTGCGTTTACTGATTTTGATGATTTAAGTTTTACAACTGCAACAATTACTGCAATGGGTGCTTTAATATACAATAGTACTGACAGTAATAAAGCTGTTGCTGTTTTGGATTTCACAAGTAACAAAACCTCTACATCTGGTACATTTACTATTCAGTTTCCAACTGCCGATGCTTCTAACGCTATTATCCGTATAGCTTAACTTTAAGGTTAAGCTATGGCTACTAGCGGTTGGGGTGATGGCACTTGGGGATCCTCTCTTTGGGGAGGGTTTGTTGATGCTGATGCAAGTGTTACTGGTGTTACAGCTACCTCTGCCGTTGGTGAAGAAGGGGTAACTGGAACTAGTGTAGTAGTTGAAACTGGATTAGAAGCAACTGGTGTTGTTAATTCAGCGGGATTAACTTTTCTTTTTGCTTTTCTAGTATCGGGATCATCTGTAACGGGATCCGTTGGTACAGTTACTTTTGACGGAGACAGTAATACTGGCACTACTGGACTATCTGCTACAGCTGCTATAGGTTCAGCAACAATAGGTGGTTCTACAGACGTTGTGCTAACTGGTGTTTCTGCAACCACCTCTCTAAATAGTGTATTAGTTCGAATTCCAGTAAATGTTTCTGTTACTGGACTAGAAGCAACCTCTGGATTTCTATCTGGATGGGGTAGCTCTGCTTGGGGTGACCATATATGGGGTGGTGGCGTATTTGCTGATGTAGGTCAAACAATATTACCAACAAGTATAGAGGCACAAGCTCAATTAACAACTCCTACTATTACTGGAACATCCATATTCAGTGTTACTGGTGTTGCAGGAACTATTTCTCTTGGTGATGCACTTGCAGGAGCAGGAGCTAGAGTTGTTGAAACGGGACTTACTGGTACAATAGGTTTTGGTGACGAAACTGTTGTAGGAACGGCAGTGATTTCGCCTACTGGTGTTTCCAGCTCTGCACTTATTAGTCAATACTCTGCAACCACAATAACTAAAACGGTTACAGTTGTGGCAACTGGTGAAGGTAACAAATACTTTATAGACGGTGTTCAACAAGATACATTAGAACTATATGAACTAAATACTTACAGATTTGACCAAAGTGATGGTAGTAATAGTGGTCATCCATTAAGATTTAGTTTAACTTCAAATGGGACTCACGGTGGTGGGACAGAGTTTACGAGTGGTGTAACAACAAATGGAACTCCAGGACAAGCTGGAGCTTACACAGAAATAACTGTTCCAGCTAGAACAAATACATTATATTATTATTGTAGTGTTCATTCTGGAATGGGTGGACAAGCTAATACCCCAGATGTTTATACTATTTTGACTACTACTGGTGCTCCAGTTACAACAGTTCTTGGAACAACGGCTTTAGGCAATGAAACAATATCTGCGGGAGCAAATGCTTCAGTAACTTTAGCTGGATTATCTATTTCTTTAGAAGATATTGCAATAACAGCTAGTTCTGTGTTATCTTTAACTGGAGTTAGTGCTACTGGTGCAACTGGTGAGGAGCAAGTTTATAGTTTAATTGAGCCAGATCAACTGGCGAATTGGGTAGAAAAGGCGGCATAAATGGCAACATATGTAAACAATCTTAGGTTGAAAGAAATAGCCACAGGTGACGAGTCTGGAACTTGGGGTACATCAACAAATACAAATTTAGAATTAATTGGTGAAGGTTTAGGCTTTGCAACTGTTAATTTAGGATCAGATGCTGATGCAACAGAAACTGTTGCAGATGGCTCCTCAGATGGTGCTAGAGCTTTTTATATAAAAGTAACATCAACAACTTTAACGGCAACTAGAACTCTAACTATTGCACCAAACACAATGAAAAGAGTTCATATTATTGAAAACGCTACAACTGGTGGTCAATCAATAAATATATCGCAAGGTAGTGGAGCTAATGTTACAATAGGTAATGGCGACACAAAGATTGTTTATTTAGATGGAGCTGGAAGTGGAGCGGCAGTTGTTGATGCTTTTGTAGATTTAGATTTATCTGGTGGAACAACTAAAGTTGGGACTTTAGCATCAAACTCTGGTGATATTATACTTGATTCTGCTAATGAGATTGATCTTGATACTGGATCTTCAGCAGCAATACGTTTAAAAAATAATGGAAATGTGGGAGGAACTATAAGTCCAACAACTGCTCTTGGCATTGACATAGACGTTGCAACACAAGATAAATTTTTTAGAATTACAGGTAACGATGGTGGTTCTCCTATAACTGCTCTTAGTATATCTATGGCAAATGCTGGTGCCGCAACATTTAACAATGATGTTACTGCTTTCTCAGATAAAAGACTTAAAACTGATATAGAACCCATAGCAAATGCTTTAGAAAAAGTTATGCAGATGCAAGGTGTTTATTACAAAAGAAATGATGTTGAAAATGCTAGAAAACAAATAGGTGTTTTGGCACAAGATATAGAACCAGTTTTACCTGAAGTAGTTTTAACTGCTGATGATGAAATGGAAACAAAATCGGTTGATTATGCTAAAATGACCGCAGTGTTAATAGAGGCAGTTAAACAACTTAATATTGAGTTAACACATTTGAAGCAACAAATTAATAATGGAGGTTAATCAATGGCAATACCTAGCTCTGGACAATCTTTATCTTTTTCAGCATTAAGAACTGAATTTGTAGGTGGTTCTAGTGCCGTAAGCCTTGGTGATCTTTATAGAGGTGGCTCTAACATAAGAGCTAAACACCCAACTAATACTGCCACTAATGATGCCGCGAATGTACCTACTAGTGGTGCTTTGGATGTAAGTGATTTTTATGATCAA